TTGAGGTGGTTGAGCGATGGTTCGCCTTTGCCGGTGAAATGATCCGGGTTGCCTTCCACCAGCTCAGAGAGAGCCTTTTGCAGATCGGTCAACGGATCCTTGGTCGGCTCCATCAGATCACCATCGCCAAGGCGGCGACGGTAATAGGTATTGAGCGGAACATGCTCACCTTTGGTCTTAATCAGTCGGGAGCCGTCTTCTGTGCGCACCTGGACGCCTTCAGCCGGGACCACGAAAACTTTCTTTGTCATTTAGAAGGTCTCCTTTGCTTCAATTTTGGCATCACCTTCAGGCTGGCTCGGATCAATGGTCACATTGAAGCCGGTTGCCTCACCGTCAGGATCAATCGCTGAAGAAGCACTTGTTTGGGTTTGAAGGGTGAAACGTGCGCCGTGGCACAGCACACCGGCGAATTCGACAGGACCGCTATCATCCAACTGGATGCCAGCCATGCCATCGATGTAAGAGGTTTCGATCAGATCATTTAAAGTCTCATCAATGCGGAAAGCCTGACGGACCGCTTCAATATCGGCATCGAAAAGGGTTTCAGAAGCCAAGGCCGGATCATCATTATCGATAAAGCTGCGATAGATACGGATCGCCCATTTATGAATTTCGAGGTTATATTCCGTCGTATTGATCAGCTCACGAGTGGACAGGCGGCGAATGTAGCCACCAAAGATCGACGGCTCTTTGGGATCATCATTTACAACGTACAAAGGCCGAAATGTCTTTTCCATTGCGGAAAAACGCTCATGGCCATATAGCTTGGCTCCGGGTAACGCGCCTTGTAGTTTGGTTAAAATAGCCGTGCGGATAGTTTCAAGACTCATGATGCACCTCCCATGTGAGCCATGACCCGATCCAGAGCCGTGCTATAAATCGTGCGAACCTGAGACTGATTTGCCTCAAAACCACGCTCAAACATATGAGCACCTTTGGTGCCCTTGACCTTTATTTTGCGGGCAATCGCGAAGGCGGCTCCTTTGGCTTCCTTCGGGCCTAATCCCAGTTTGCTTTGCGCCCAGTCCGCAATCGGTTCAACCGGCGGCATATGCGGCTTTGACCCCAATTCAACAGGAATGGCATGCTTGAGAGAAGTCGAGACTTCCCCCAGAACATGGGCACCCAGAACGACAGGCTCTTTCCCAGAAATGGATCCCCGAAGGCCAGAACCACCGCCAACACCGACAGGAGTCAATTCCTTGACTTCGCGCTCCAGCAACAGGGTTGATTCCCAAGTTGCTGCCAACATTTCACGTTCATAAACTTCCGGAACCGCCTTGAAGCGTTTATCCAACTCATCTTGCCCGAGAGGTTCGACCTTGATTTCAAAACCGCTCATCGACGTGATCTCCGATGAATAAGGCGGTCTCGACCATCAGAAGAGCCCCGATCCCAATCAACGACCACGCCAGCGGCTTCTGTGCGCTTCTCATTCAAACCCATATGGTCCAAGTAGAGATTGCGACAGTCTTTGGCACGAGCCGCATAATCCCGGTTGCGTGATCCATGATCGGCACTGTCAGAAGAGATGGTCGTTTTCTGTGTTCCGGTATAAGCCGAAGCCAGTTGATTGAGCAGAATGTGAGCGGCGTAATTTGCGATCGCTTCCTGATCGCTTAAAGGGATTGTGTCGCTTGCTTCATCCAGAACATGACCGGTGGTGAAACGTACGTTAACTTGCTCCCCATCGATGACCGGGCGCGACACAACTATCTTGTTGCCATCTACGGTCGGCACTTCATCAAATTCTAATTCACCAACTTTGATAAGCTGGCTGATCCCGCCCTGCCATGACGGCGGATAAGACAGGAAACCAGAACCATCCCCTACGACATTTTCAACAATGTCGCGGGGGCGATCTGTCGAATAACGGATAACGGCCATCTGGATAGCCTTATCGCGATCAACCCCGGTTATTGTGCCGGTTTCATCACGCACCATCATATCGACAAGGTTCTGGTAATCTGAAAACACTGTTTAAATCCTGTTTAACTCGGGTACCCTCTTGGAGCTGGGCGTTACTCCAAGAGGGTCTTTGACATGCCCTTGATCGGACCTCTTTACCCTATGCCGATCGTCTGAGGGCTCTCTCGCTGGTTAATAGCGTTAGGCCACAACAGCCTTATAGGCAGAGCGGAAGTCCAGCACGTTGCCGCCGTAGATATGACGGATTTTCCAAGTGATGGTGTCGTTGTTGAACATGGACCCGACTGTCGGAGAGTCCTGAACAAAGACTTCCGGTTCTTCCTGACCATCAAGGAAGCTGATTTCAACGGTCGGTGCGTCATACGGATCAGCCGTTGCAACCCAGTCGTTGGCATCAGACCAGTACCAGATCGGCAAAACTTTCGGAGCCGTGGTTTGAACGAAGTCCGGGTCGTTATTGGCGTTACGACGGAACATGTCGTGCGCTGTATCTTCCAGATCGGACGGGACCAGAAGATACTTCGGCGGAATACCTAGACGATCACCAGAGTCCATTTCGGTCTGCTGAAGCATGGCTTTACGAGCAGCCATCCAAGACGTTTTGTCCAAGGCTGCCGCGCCGAGGTTATTGTGAGATGCGTGGAAATAGGTCACACCATCGTAAATGACCGGGTTGGTTTCAAAGAAGCCGAGAGCAAACTTTGCAACCGTGCGCTTGGCAGAACGTGACAGACCAATCGGGATGCGGCGGATCAGGCCTGCATCATCATTTTTGATGGCTTCCAGTGTCAGGCTTTCTTTGCCGCCACGTTTGGAGACGGCGAAATCAGCCTTTTCATCGTTCGGAGAGGTCAGAGGCGTATAGTCGCCGGACTCGGCAACAACCGGCAGATCGCCATAGCCGCCCCAACGGGTACGTTCCTGCACACGGAAATCGTCAGAACGGGTGACTTCAACAACATTGCGCCAGACCGAATATTGATCCTGCACATTATAGTCTCTCACCATGCGACGACGAACGGCATTCCCGAGAACGATCGACAGATCGCCGGTGCCCAGGGCTTCACGCATCACCGCTTCATCACAGTTTTGCGTCAAGCCGGTTACGCGCGTATCACCCGTCATGGTGATGTAGCATTCCTTGAAGGATTGGGCTTTGCGGTGATCTTTGTTTTCGTGATCAAAGAAGGCATCCAGCATGTCTTCAATCTTATCAAACTGGCTTTCCACAATGCGCACAGAACTGCCAAGGCCCTGAACGGTACCGCTTTCGGTAAAGGTCGCCAGATAGTCAGCTTCGTCCTTGATGGACTCACGCACGTCTTCAACCGTAAAGCCGGTTGAGGCGGCATACTGTTTGGCCAGTTTCTTTTTGGCGGCTTCCGGCAGGTTGGATGCTTCAATAAGAGAGGATGCACTTTGACGGGCTTCCATCAGGCGTAACTCGCCACGAGTGATCGGCGCATCATCGTCTTTTTTGGCTTCCTTGATATCGGAGCCTTCTTCTTGGGTCTTATCGGTCATAGCTTCAGTCAACATGACCATCAGTTCATCGTCGCTCAGTTGATCGACGTTTTTGCCTTTAAGCAGACCAGCTGCTTCCAGCATGGAAACAATTTGTTCACGATTCATAAGATCGTCCTCTTTCTTGGCTTCCAGCAGATTGATAATGCTTCCACCCGCACCGGCTTCAACAATCAGGTCTACTGATTTAACTTGGAGAAATTTTCTGGCTTCCCGGATCCGATGACCGCGCTCAACGCGAATTTTTGCAGCAGCACGGGCATCAATCGAAAAACCAAACAGGTCGGTGAGTTCCTGATTCCAGGCTTCCCGGATTTTGACCGCAACTTCGCCGTTGGGTTCGATCAGGATGAGATCGGCTTGAATTTGAGCTGGTTCATCACCGGACGCTTCCACAAAGGTTGCGTTTTTCAAAGCACCGATCATGTTGCGGAAATCCTTGCCCCCACCGGCCAAGTGTTCCACATCCCCCTTGACATAGACGCGACAGCCTTCGAATTTTGAGACCGCTTCACGCAAGACATCTTCGGGATAAAAATTGCTGTTGTGAGAAAGCCCGGCCTTGATCACACAAATGCGATAGCGCGCGCCAGAGGTTTCGGCTTCAAGGAAGACGCCGCTACGGGCTTCTTTCATATCACCGTCATTTTCTTCGGACATGGCTTGAGCATCGACGAACTGCTTGACCACCTCATTAGGTGTGTCAAGCGTGACATTGGTTCCAACCACCTGATAGGGATATTTCATCAGGCGACCGTCTTTCATCTCAATGACAATGAAATCGTCGAACAGGCCATGAACATAAGGCCACCAATCGTCTTCTCCGCCCAGTTCCAGAGCCTTCTTGATTGCTCCCTGCAAAAGGTTGGACAAATCACGAAGGTCACCTTCAAAGGCTTCGCGCACAGCTTCGGCACCGATCAGGCAAAGGCCGAGACCGTCAACTGAGGACGGTCCCGCCGCTTCAACAAACCGACCAATCGGCAGCAGACTTCCAGACAATGCGATTGTCTTGCCGGTCATTACGCTGCTACCTCATGTTTGCGGCCATCAACAGTGACCACATGGATGGTGTCGCCATCTTGACGGAAGGAAAGAATGTCTTCTTCCTTCACCGCGCGACGTTCGGTGGCCAGCTTACCGCCTTCAGTCTTGGTTGGTTTGCCGTCTTTGCCCAGCTTCAAAACCAGAACTTCAGCCTTCAGCTTTTTGGCTACGGCTGCCTTGTCCAGTTCATTTGCGGTTTTTGCCTTGGCACCACCACGCGAAGCGGTAGCAGAGCCACCGTTTTGCTTTGCGCCTTCGTCCTTGTCTTCAATTTTGTTGGCATCATCAGCCATGTCGCATCTCCTGAGAGGAATTTTGAAACGGAGCTTGACCCCGTAAATCTGTAATGCGACTGTATGTGGACAAGGCATGGCGAAACACCCGGACACATGTCCGGTGCTAATTCTTCCAAGCCATTATGAAAAACCTCCTGAAAACCGAAGAATTACTCGCCCATTAAACACCCATTAAACGGGTCAGGACGGGCTTTATGTATTTTCATGCGTGTGTGTTGGTTAATATCGCCTAATAGGCTCTCTGTGGCCCTTTAAAGCAATCCATCCAAATTGCGCTTCATCGGATTGAGTGCGACCTCCTGATCTGAGAATGGTTGCCGCCCGGATTGACCGACTTCCCAATGCGCCATGCTCGGTAGAGAATCACACCCACAATTGATAGTCTCTTTGATCGGAGCCTTTGGATCGCGCGGATACATCATCTTGATACCGCCAATAATAAAAGGCTCTTTCACACCGACAATCTGACCATCCGCCAGATCATGGCTCAGACGGCTGTGAATTTTGCCAGACCTTCGCCATTGTTTCATTAAACCCGGCAAAACATCGCCAGCAGCCTCTTTGCGTTCTTGGGATGCGACAGAGAAAGCCCGACCCATCTCTGTGCGCAAGATCGTTTTGGCGCGACCTCGACCGCCTTCAACCATCTGCGCAATTGAACCGATCACCTCATGCTGTGTCTGGGCACCGATCATGGCCAGCCCGATCTGGGAGTTGATTTTCTTAGCAAGTTCCGCTGTGACATCCAGCATCCGATCGGTCATGAAAGTTCTCATAGCCGTCAATTGCTGAAGGTCGATATCATGCAAAACAGCTTTCAAACGGATCCCGCCAGCTTCGATCGGCGCATCGACCAATTGAATGCCGCGTTCCCAGGACTGGAGACTTCCTTCAGAGCCGGCCTTAGACAAATCTTGACCGATTTCATTTAGGAGCCCGGTGATATTCTTCTGAATTTGCGGCAATTGCCACGCCTGAAAGTCTGTCGGCATTGCGGCCAGCTCAGTACGAATTTGCTGTTGTGCCGTTTTCAGAACGCTTTCAACCTGTTTGATGACCGCCTTGTGCTCACTGATCTTTGCCCGGACTTGACGGGCACGCTCACGTTTGAAGGCTTTATCGCGTTCCTTGTCGCTCATGCGTCATCCAACCCTTGATCCGAGCCGGTGAAACTGTCTTCCTCTTGGCGTTTGGATTTCTGCTCAAGAATTTTCTCCATTTCGGCTTTGACATCGATGTCCAGCCCAAGCTGACTGGCGACCAACGCGATCAAGGCAATAACACTTTCCTCAGACAACACACCGCGATCAATGGCTGTAACACCCGCAATCACCACTTGCTGGAAGGCCGTTGCATATTTGCCTGTGTCCTTGGAAGTCAATTCTGGGAAACTGGCTTTAGGTTTAAATGCAGAATCCTTGATGAAGTCATCCGCCAGCTTGCCTGCATAGGTTCTGAGTTTCATGCGGATAACGAAGGTTCCCATCTCAGCCAACATGAACTTGAGGAAGTTTTGCCGTAAGGTGAAAATCTTTACTGTCGGCTCACCCATACCTTCAGCCGTTGAGCGATTGACGTCACCACCACCACCGAACCAGTGTTCCGGGATTGTGTTGCCACCCAGCATATGATTTCTGAACAGGCGCGCACTTTCAGAACTATCGCTGGCATTCAAGGAAGGCGTAACGGCCTGCCATGTTTCACTATCGTTGTGAATACGAATGCTGCCCGGATTAGGCGGCGCCATCTTTTTCGCGCGTTCCTTGATTTTTTCTTCCGTTGCCCCTTTTATGGTCACGTCCCAAACGTGGGCTCGCAGGAAGTCCCAACGCTCCAACTCTCCGAACATGGCTTGGTCATAGGCATCCAGCCAATCCATCTGAGCCAGAAAATCAGAATGTCCGCGATCAGAGTTTGAAAGAGCGTTGACCGTGAAATAAAAACAATCGCCATCGCTAAACTCTTGTCGGATTTCTTGTGTCCGCTTGGAAAAGACACTCTCTGGCCCGTTCACGATCACCCGGTATTTGCGCGCGACACCCTTTTTGTTTTTCTTGGTCACAATGCCGATCGGCTGCTCGATGTTGTCAGGATCCGTTACAACGGTCGCGATCTGTCCAGGGTCCAGATAACCCAATCGCACGTCACCGTTCATCTCATTGACAAAAACCGGGTAGCACTGTTCCCCATAAATGCTGAGTTCACGAACCTTTTTTTCCAGCTTGATGTCCATCTT